TCTTTAGCTTGTCAGGCGTGTCGATGCCGCGAGGGGCGCCGATATACTGCCCCGTCTTATCTTGTTTGAGGTGGCGCCCTCTACGCGCCTCGTCCAGCGCCTCGGCGGGCTCCATGTCACGTAGATTGACCTCGGTAATTGCTTTGACCGGCTCGGCCCCGGCTCGAGGTCCATAGGGGTCGCGTGCTGGAATTCGCCGGCCCGCCTGGACAAACGGCATCGCCATCCCCAGCGCCGCTATCGTTTTGCCTAACCCCGGCACCATATCCTCCGGGCCTGTCAGCGCCGCGAAGCCGCGCTCTTCCATCGCCTGGCCCATGCCCTCGCCCATCGCTTTCAAGCCGCGTGTTGCCGTTCCCAGCGCTCCCTCGCGCTGTATGTGGTCTGCGACCTGGCTCAGTATGTCGCGTGTCTTGGCGCCGGCCTCGCGCCCGCTCTGGATGCGTTGCGTCGAGGGCTGCGCGATGGCGCCGGCCAAGTTGCCGCCCATCTGCGCCACGGAGGGTATGTCTTCGGTAAACCATTGGCCCACCCCGCCTGGAGTAGCCGCCGCCATCTGCCCCGCTTGCGTTACCCCCTCTTCGCCGAAGGCCAGGTCCAAGGGCTGCCGAGCGCCGCCAGCTACCGCGTCCGCCAGTAACGACAACGGCACCGCCCGGTCCTCTTCCTCCTGCGTGAGGTAATCGACCAGGTTAGCCAGCGATAATTGTAGGCCGCCTCGAGCCATCAGCTCCCCCTTACCATTTCATCTGATTGCGCCTGGGTCGCCTGGCTGGTCTTCTGCGCGTTGCTTTGCACCTGGCCCATCAAGTCCTCGGCCCCAACGCTGCCGGTAGCCCCTGGCGGCCCGGCGGCGCCCTGCTGCTCATTCTCGAGCGCCGCCTGGTGCGCCTCTACGTGCGCGATAATCATCTGGTCTATCTGCTGTATCTGCTGCGCCGCCTGGACGTTCAGCGGTTGCCCCATCGTATTGCTCATCTGCGCGGCTTGCATCAGCTCCGTGTAGCGCGGATGCTCCCGGTAGGTCGCGTGGGTCTCGGCGTGGGTCATATGGTCCTGCTCGGCCAGGACATCCGTATCGACGCCCTGCAGAAACCGGTCATTCTCCAACTGCGCCGCCCGCTGCGCCTCGACGTTGGTATCGGAGACCATGAGCTTCTCGACATCGATGATGTCGAAGGCTTGAGCCATCGCCTTGTCCAATTCCATCTGATCGAAGTTGGGCCGGTTCGCGGCTCGGTCCCAAAATGCCAGAAAGCGGTCCTGCTCGAGTTGCTCGAAGAGAGGCTGCGTAGACCCCACCCGCGTGTAGATCCTGAAATTCCAGAGGAAGTCGCTGTTCCGTAGCGCCCTCACCATCATGCCCTCGCCCTCGGGGGCTACGTTGAGCGCGAATGTCTCGGGCGTATACCTCGGGTCGCCCATGATCTGGAAGGCGTTGCGGACCACCAGCTCGTAAGCCTGGGCGACCTTCGCCTCCATCCAATTCCCATTCAACTGCGCCGCTGCGGCCACCACTGCTGCCTCTGTCGCCGTATCGCTCTCGCCGGCGGTAGGCGGCTGCACCGCCGCGATCTGGTCCTCGTAGGCCAGGAGGCTCTGCTCATGGCGATACAGGTCCGCAGGAACAGACGCGAAGTTGAACTCCTTGATGTTGTTGATGTCCTGCATGATCTGGAATTCGCCATCACGCCCGCGCCGCAACCGCTCCAGCAGGTCCGGGTTGGCCAGCACCTCGCTCTCGCTGACTACGCCCTGCCGGGCCGTCCGCTTGAGTAGATCGCTGCGCCGGCTGACCTGTTCGATAATTCCATTCTGGATGTCCTCGAGGTAGGCCATCTGGGGCAGCGGGTAGTAGCTGCTCGCGCTCATGTCGAACTTGACCGGAACAAAGGGAAAGCCGTTCTCGGTCAGGAAGCCCTGCGCCGGCATACCCGCGTCGATGTCGAGGACGGGCTCGGTAAGCTGGCCGGTCTCGTCCTCCTCGAAGATCAACTGACCAATCGAGTTGACCATCTGCGGAAAGCTCATCTTGATGAACGGATGGTCGCGCTCGAGGATCGGCTCCTCGACGTTATCCGCGAACATGATCAGCTTGCGGTTGATCCTATCGTGGATGCGATCCACCAGGACGAATTCGCCGTTGTCCACCGACTCCTTGAGCGCTTGTAGTTCTTCCGAGTCGCCGCCCTGGCTGCCCATGACCTCGCCGAAGGCCAGCTCGTCCTCGTCGCCTACGGAGGATCGCTTGAGTTGCCTCTTGTGCTGTATCTCGGGGTCATCCTTCAGAAACTTCAGCGGCACCCACATACGCTCACGTATGTAGCGGGCCGTGCCGAGGCGGTGCGGCGCCGCGGTAGGATCGACATGGACAAAGCCCGGCGGCACCCGGCTGACGCTGACCATATCGTCGGCCATATCGTCGTTGGTGACATACGGCGCGATCATATCGTCGCCAGGCGGGTTGTAGTCGAGCCGCAGCCAGCCTACGCCCGTAAACAGCGCATCGAAGATAGCCTGGTGAACATGATCCTTGACGTTGGCCAGGTTCATAAAGGCCGAGCTGGCCCGCTCGAGGATCTGGGCGACCTCTTCGCCGCCCTCGTCCTCGATGATGAAGAATTGCTTCGGGTAGCGGAAGGCGATGGTGCTGATGATCTGGCGCACCACCGGGTAGAACCGCGAGATCCGCACGATGTCCTGGGGCTCCAGGTCGCGGATGCGGTCATCGAACTTGAGGTCGTAGAGATCGGTCAGCCGCTGCCACTCGCGCATCCTATCGCGGTATAGGCGGTCCAGCATCTCGCGCTCGCTCTTCCAGTATATAAGCTGCTGCTTATTCATAGTTACCCGGCATACCTATATTTCGGTTCTTCATTCCCTAACAGGTCCAGAAGTCGCTGTCCGTCTCCGTCTGGTCCTTCAGCCTTCTTCCGCGGACGATATACGTGATTGATGCCATAGCGCAGCCCATCAGCAGGGTGATCGTTGCCGCCCTTGAGAACGTCTTCCGGGTTGTTCGGGTCACGCTGCACCGTCGATAGGCTCGAGACCACCTGGTCTGTCCGCCCCCGAAAAAACTTGAGACGCCCCGCATAGAGCAGATCCTTGATATTGCGCCAACCATTGACCCTATCCGTGTTCGCTCGCGTCAGGTAGACGCCCTCGGCCTCGAAGCTGTCCTTCGGCGCCAGTGCCTGGCTCGCCTCGCCCGGCGCCCTCTTCGTCCACATATCCGGGGGCGCCAGGTTCAGCCGCGGCCTCTCGGTCACGTAAGGGCAGTTGTCGAGCATCGCCTTGATGCCTCGCGCATGATCTGCGCCGCCGGCGCCCTCCCGGTAGTATTCGTCCACCACCCACACATCGTCGTTGTAGTCCACCGCCAGCAGCATCGCCGAGGTGGCGTTGTGTTCGCCGTAGTCCATGCACAGAAACGTGGACCAGTTCGGCGGTATCAAGAACGGCTCCACCTTACACGCCGCCGGCGAGAACATCGAGAAATACGACCCGAGGATCGCATCCCAATCGCCGTCTTTCCAGGCTCGCACCAGCTCCGGGTCGCCCAGGCCATCGAGGCGCTGCTCGTAGCTGGGATCCGCGGCGAGGCCGATCTTGTTGTCGCGGATCCTCGACGGCACAAACATCCTGACCATCCCGGTGGCCTGGTCCTCAAGCGGCACCATCCCGTCCGGGTAGCCGTCGATGCCGAAGTATTGCTTCACCTCGGCGTGGCAGCGCCCACCGGGGTTGCCGGTAGCCCGCACCCGCTTATGCTTGGCCGGGCCGCGTAGCCGCGAGAGCATCATCTTATAGGGCCGCATCGACTCCCAGGTGGGTAGCTCATCCCACCCGATCCAGGCCAGTGACCAGCCCATATACTTGGTGAAATCGGTCTCTTTCTCGAGGTGGCGCAGCCGCAGCATGGCGCCGCCGGGAAACTTCCACGTATGCTTGCCGACCAGGTATTCGCCACCCACGTAGGGGTAGATCTCATGGCTCTGGTCGATGATCTCCTCGAGGTCCGGGTAGCTCTGGCGGAATAATACGCCCCGCCAATCAGCGCCCTGGTTTATGTCCTGCGCGAAATCCCCGAGGAGGTAGCTCGTCTTACCTCCAAAAACGGCGCCGCCGTAAAACAGCTCCTGCACCGCCTCGCCCATCCATATAGCCGTGCGCTGCGGTCCCTCCTGAGCGGCCCAGGCGTAGTCCTCGTCCTCGCTCGGCGGTGTAGCTACATCAATCATCGTCCTCTACCAGATCGGCCACCCTGTTGCCGGCCAGCGCTGCTTTGAGGTCGCCGATACCGGGCCGGCCCTCGGTCTTGATCTGGCGGTATTCTATCGGCTCGCCATTGGCGCCGGTCTGCTCGATGCGCTCGGTGAAGCCGCGCCCCTTCGCTTGCGTCTTCAGGTAAAAGATCGTCGCCCCCAGGTTGCCATCGCGTACCAGCCGGTGTAGCTGTCCCACGGCCTCGTCCACCATGTTTTCGCGGGCGTCATCGAGGACGCTCTGGAGGTCGTAGCGCTTGATGTAGTCGTAGACCGCCTTACGGACTACCCCGAGCCTTGCCGCCGCAGCGGTCAGGTTGCCATCGCAACTCAACAGCGCCTCAGCCACCTGTTCCTTGTTCCACTTAGGCGGGCGGCCATTGGGGTTGCGAACTCGTCCGTTTTTTGCAGTAGCCATTTTTAATCGTTTAGAAGTTTAGTAACTCCAGATCGAAGGCCGCGGCACGCTATGCTCGCCGTAGCCCAGATCGTCCAGGTGCAAGAATCGATGCTCGCCCTTCTGCTTCACCCCGATCCCCGTAAACCCACATACCAGCGCCTCGGCCAGGATGTCGTAGGCGTCTACGCCCGCGCAAGCGATGTCTACGGCGCGACCCTTCGCATGGGTGCCAGGAGCCTTCTTCGCCACCTCGATGCTATGAGCGG